TAAATCTGCCGTAGATGGTAATAATGTTGTAACTACTCTTGATTACGGTGCTCAGAATATCATCGACAAGTACATTGCCAACTACAATTCATCAAAGCCGTCTGCCTTTACGCTGAATTTCAGCATATTAGGCCCCTCCGACTTCGAAGTGTCTCATGTCCTGGCTTCCGAAGTCCTTCATATCGACCTTTGTGACCTTGTAAACGTCGTCATAGAGCATTTCAAGCGCCTGCTCGGTCTTGTCCGGCTCCACGACTTCACCCTTGATAAAGAATGTCGTTCCGCCGTTGCCGTCCGTGGAGAGCGTCCAGATTCCGCTTTTATCGGCTGCCCGCCAGAATTCCTGCGGGCCGACGTAGCGCTTCTCTGTGCCTGTCACGCCGTCTACGGCAGGCGTAGAGAACGGGATGTAAAGATTCACCGCATCCGCGCCCTCAAGCCCGCTCTGGCGGACGTTGGCCGCCTTGGAGGCTTCCAGCAGAACGCCGCGCAGGACGGTGATGTAGGTTTTCTCCACGTCCTTGAATGTCGCCGGGTCTGTCTCCTGCGAGACGTTGTAGATGGTTACGGTGTGGGGGAACATGGACACGGCCCATACCCCCTTGCTTTGAGTAATCCAGTCGGCCCGAGGTACGCCAGCACGATCTCACGGCGGCGCGTCTCTGTCCGCTGCATATCTGCCTGCGACAGATTGCGTGAGCCAAAGCTGCGCGACCAGCCGCCTACCGTCTCACTCGATACCGGCCTGTCGGTCGTGTAGACGAGGCTGTCCAGCTTCCCAGCGTCCTGCTCCAGCTCGGCCAGCGCACAGACGCAGTTCTGGACGGCTTCGAGCTTGTCCCCGGCGGCGGAGCGCGCGCGGCTCATGGTGATGTAGTCGACGTAAGCCGATGCCTTGCGGGCGAGGCCGCAAAATTGCTCTTCATCCATCGCCGTCCCGCGGTACACAGTCGCGTAATACTCATAATCAGCGTAGATCATGCTGCGCCCTCCTTCCGGTCAGCCTCCGCGCCCGTCATGCAGGCGCGGAGGCTTGAATTTACTTGCTTACGTCCGCGCCGATGAACAGGCCGTAAGGATCGGGCACGACCGGGATAAACAGGCCGCTCGCCTTCGTCCAGGTGGTCTTCGGGTCAGGCGTTTCCCACTGGGTGATCGTGATATACTGCTGCGCGCTCTTGTCGGTGTACGGGCCATAGCCCTTTTCTTCCGGCGTCACGCCCCACAGGCCAACGCCGAAGGAATTGGCCGTGCCGTTGGACAGGAACGCAACCTTGTCCTCCGGGAAGAATCGATGCGTCTTTTCCGCGCCGTTTGCGGCCTGCGCCTTATAGCGCTGGTCGTTGGTCGTGATCTGGCCGAAGCCGAACAGCTCGGTAAAGAGGCTGCGCAGTTTCTCGGTGGTGACATATGTACCAGCGCCGACCGTGCCGTACACGAGGGTCTGAATGCCCTTGTTGGACGCGAGCTTGCGCAGGATCTTCGTACCGACGACCATTTCGCTCAGCGCGTGGCCGGATGCCGCCGCCTGATCTGCGATGGCCTGAAGCTGGCCGATGATATCAGCGTCTGCGCCGAAGTCGATCTTGAAGCCGATGTTTGCGGACGGAACGCCGTAATCGACGGTCATGTTGAGATTGTTTTCCTTGATGGTCATCTTGCCGGTCGCGATAACTTCCATTTTCGCGACCTCGGTTCTGACCTTGACCGCATCGGCCATCAGGCGCATATCGTCGAAGACGTAGCTCACAATGGCGTTGTCAGCGTATACGCCGTTTTCGTTGAGCAGCTGCACCCGCTCGGACTGGTTGATCTTGCGCTTGATAAACAGCTTCTCAACCTCGGTCTTTTCGAGCGCGGGGCGCGTGGCGATCTCTGCCTCGGTGTCAAACGCATGGACGGTCGCCATCGTGGGGATCTGTGCGCCGTTTGCGAGGCGCAGGTACTCTGCTTTCAGGCTTTCGGTTTTCTGATCCGGGAACAGCCGGTCTCCGAGGTAGGCCGGGCGCGCAACGGAAATGTTCTGCGAGAAATCCAGACGGTCAGCGTCGGAAATCAGTTCAAGAATGTCAGGCATGGTGTTTTTCCTCCTTCTTTAGGGTGTAGTCCACACGGGGTACAGGGTCACATTGCCGGTCATTTCGACCTTGGAGACGGCAGCGCCGCCCTTAGACGTGCTCCAGCCGGTCTGGGTGTTGCCGCTCTTGGTCAACGGGTATTCGGTCGAGACGTCGGCATAGGAGCCCTCTGTGTAGACGTTCTCGTCGACGGGCGGCGTGCCGCTGCCGTCGTTTTTGTCGTAGGTCACGGTATAGCCGCGCGTGATCTCCGGCGCGTCAACAAATGTGAAGCCCTTGCCGGACAGCGCGGTCTTTGCTGCGGAGGCCAGCGACAGGCGGTCTGCCAGCACACGGCCCGCGACCATCACGGAGCCGGGCATATTGCCGTCCGTCACATCGATATCCTCAAACACGATGCCGACGGCGTTCGAGTTGTCGGACGGAAACGGCGTACCGGCCTTGACGATCTTGTATTTGCCGTCCTGTACGCCCATCGACGCGGGGATCTCGCGGGTTTTCAGAACGAGGCCGACTTCGCTTTCGAGGAAGTTCGGTCTGACTTCTGCTTTTGTGTTTACAACGATAGACATTTTTCAAATCACTCCTTGTTTGGTGTCTGCGCAAACTGCGCGTTGAACTGCTGCGCGTACATTGCGCCCTTGCTCTTTGCCGCCGGTGCGCCGCCCTGGCCGACAGGCTTGACGAATGTAGGCGCGGGCTTGTCGGACTGGAACGCGGTCGGGTCTGCTTCGAGCTGGGCCTTGTGCCACTCGTCGAAGCCAGTCAGCTCGCCGTCCTTCAGTTCAAGGTGCTTTTCCTTGAGGTCGGCAAGGTAGGCTTTCTCGGCGGCCTTGGAGGAAAACTTGACGCCCTTTGCCGTGATCGCGCGGTTCATAGCGTCGGCGTAGTCCCGGCTTGCCAGCTGCGCCTTGTAATCTTCGGTTTCCTTGGTGTACCGGCCCTGAAGGTCTTCGAGTTGCTTGCGGACGCTCTCAGTGTCCCCGCTGGACTTCCGCAGGTCTTCGATGTCCTTGTCGCGGTCGGCCAGCTGCTGCCGGGCGGCGTTCAGGTCTTCCTTGGCCTGGTCCGCTTTTTGCTTCTCCCGGCCGATGTCGCGGCTGTTCTCGTCAAGGATCTTGTCGACGGTATCCTTATCGAGCCCCAGTCCTTCCAAAAAATCTCGCTTCATGGGTTCTCCTTCACAGCTTCGCTTTGTTCTCGCGGGTCGCGTCCGCTGCTGCCCCGTAGTTTAGCGACTTCGGGCCGGTCAAGATTTGATAAAACAAAAAGAGCCAACCTGTAAGAAAACCTTACAGGTTAGCTCATCGTGCCATTCCGCGCACTCGATTGTGCTGCGGTATCTGTATTACTTTTTCAGCTCTTCCGCCTTGATGATCTGCGCCTTGACTGTTCCGTCCTTCATGCGCTTCAGCTGGACGCGGAACCCGGCGGCAAGCGCCCGCTCGATAGCGGCTTTCAGTTTTTCATCAATCATATAGTACCTTCATTCTCTCCGGCTGCTCTGGCAGCCCTGCGGCCTTGCTGAAATCATGGTATTTCGTGTTCAGGCGGCGCAGCTTGGCTGTGGCAGCAGTCTCTTCGTCCTTAAGCCCGGAGGCTTTATAGGCGTTTTTCAAACGCTTCTGTTTGCGAATCGACCGTTCGAGCCGTCTTTGCATCTGGGTTGCTTCATATGCAGTATATTTCTTCCCGTCGAACTCACAGCCGAGGCCGTCGTCGATGTGCTCCAGCTGCTCTTCGGAATAGGTAGGCTCCATAATGCCGGGGAGAAATGCGTGGAAATTGTGTCGCTATCGGCAGTTTGCCCCGCCTAAACCAGTAACCGCCCCATATCCGGTTGACTGTTCAAAGTCAGGATAGACCGTCATTATATCGCCTCCTTCTTTTTCTCCGGTTCGAGCGAAATACATTTACGCTTTACTTTCATGCTTATTTGTGCTATAATTGCTTCGAGGTGATAATATGCCAAACAGATTAAAATACCACGCCGGTCAGCGCATCGGTTCTTGGACGATATTGCACAGGGACGGTGCCGTTCGTCCCACTCGCTGGATTTGTAAATGTGACTGTGGAGCAATCCGCAGCGTAGCAACTGCAACCCTAACGAAAGGTTCCACGTCCTGTGGAACTTGCAAAATAACTATGTCTCCGTTGTTTTTGCGGTCGCACTCAAATCGGCTCTACCATACATGGTCTGAAATGCGTCGTCGTTGTTTCGGGGCTTGTTCAAATAGTCGTTACTACAAAGGCAAAGGTATTTCATACTGCTCCGATTGGGACGATTTTGATAATTTCGCAAAGTGGGCCATTGAAAATGGTTATCAGCACGGCCTTGAACTTGATAGAGTAGACAGTGACAAGGATTACTCTCCAGACAACTGCCGCTTTGTATCCCACAAAAAGAATTCACGTAACAGAAAAGCTAGAAGCAACAACACAACCGGGGTCCCCGGAGTTCAGATAAGAAGATACGAAGATGGGAAAACCGTTTACAGGGTCACAATCGCAAGCGACAGTGGAAGAATCAATGTAGGGACTTTTCAAGATCTCGAAGCCGCTACCGCCGCGAGGCGACGCGCCGAGCTTCAATATTGGGGATTCAACATCGGGGAATAGTCCCCGATGTTATTTTTTCCACTCGAATACTTTCCCTTGCCATTTTTTGTGTGCTTCCCATCCATTCGGCCCGTCTATGTCTCTCGCTCCTGAATGGGCAGACACTTCTACATAGTTGGTTTCGAGATATTCCATCGATTGTATCGCGTATTTCTGGTTTATCGCATTTATTCCCGTCATAACGGCCCGTCTGGCCGCTACGTCTATCTGGTCTACATGGCCGCTCGAATAGTCGACCGTCTTGATCCCGCTCTCGGCCAGCTGCTTAACAGCGTTTGCAATCGCCTGATTGTAGCTGATTGCCCCGCTCTGAATTTGCAGCGTTGACGAATTTAAGGCCCACTGATAAGCCTGCGCGGGCGGAAGCATCTTTTTTCCATTGTCGACCAGGAAGCCCATGGATTGCGTCAGATTTCGGAATTCTCCGAGCGTCTGCCTGCGGATCACGTCGATATCGGATGCGTCTACCAGCCGGTCAGGCTTTGTCACGTCGGTCAGCGTAATGAGGCCGTTGTAATAGCGCTGATTGCGCTCTACAACGTCGTCCAGCAGCTTGTTCAGCTTTTCCTCGCCGATATCCGCCGTCTTCTGGATCTCCTTTCTGATCTTCTTGAGGTCGATGCCGTGTGACCGCAGCGCCCGAATATCCTGCACCGTTACCTCGTTCAGCTCATCCGCAGCTTTAAGCCGGGAGCAGATTTCTTCCAGCAGCGTTATTTCAAGAGCACGGAACAATTCTGCCAGTTCTTCCGGGAGGGCGTCAAGTAATTCAGGAGTAAATGGGTATTTCATTTGTTATTTCTTGCGCCGCCATTGCTTTTTCTTCCCATCCCATGATAAGCCATTGGCTTTTGCAACATTGCGCAAATTGTACGTTTGCCCCGAAATCGATTGCACCTTAGACCAGTCAATACCAAACGTTTCCCCGTTTATTGCCCCGGCTTGAATTATGTACTTCGTGTTCACAGTTCTATTTGTTTTTGCGGTTTTTTCATAAGAATCCGCTTTTGCATAGCTGAATGTCAGGTTTCCGTTTCCATCCGTCTTCGCTTCCAAGATTTCGTCGTGATGGTATGCAGGGCTCCACCCTCTGGCTTCGCGCATATAGGATTCTATTTCCCTCGGCTTGCCTCCAATAATGGTTCCATCTTTGCTGCCTCCGGCAGGGATTCTTCCGGATTTTCCGCGGTCTCCAGCTCCGCCTGCGCCTCCACGTCCGCCCATTTTGCTTTCCTCCGTTTCACAATATCATCATAGTGCGGCTTTACCCGTATCAAATTCCAGTCGCATTCTTCCGGCACTTTCCCGTAGAATATCACCCATTCCGGGGATAGCCGTTTCATCATTTCTTCGTAGCCGCGCAGGAACAGGCGCTTGCTTTCCTTGTTCTGCTGTGTGCCTACTGAACTAACCGCAACTATCCCGCCAACCGGCTCGCCATCAAAGCACCAATCATAGCTATGCTCGTCGCTCCATGAAATCGTTGGATAAACCGTCATGCCGTGCATTTGCCAGTATGCCGCCAACCAATGCTTGCGGTAATGGTTGTATATCTGCATCGCCAGCGGCATATCCGTGTATGTGGAGAAGTCCGGCGCGCACACCGCCGCAAACTGCAACAGCTTCGGAATGTACTTGTCCGGTGTGTTCCAGTGGCGGATAAACTGATAATCGTCCACGAAGAAATGCACGATCTTTCTTGCAGGTTCTTTCTCCGCATAGTGATAATTCACCGGAATAAATTCGCCTTGCGGATATATCTTAATTGGCTCGATCTGAGGAATTCCGTACTTCCCGACACCGGGAAATGCAAATTTATCGAGATTCTCAAAATTAATCATTTCTTCCCGTGGACAGCTATATTAAATGCTTTTTTCTGCCACTCTGGAGCTTCCTTTTTCATCGCCCCGCCCTTGCTTGCAACCTTCCTGTAACGATCATACACAACTCGCGCATAGAACGCTTTTTGTTTCTTCCCCTCTTTGCTATCTGCCTTTATGCCCGTTTTGTACCCATCCAACAGCTGCTGGTAAAAGCTATCCGGCATGATTTTGGCTATCTCGTATATTCGTGGGTTTATATCTATTTCGATTGTTTTATTTTGGGAATCATAAGAATAATATACCTTGTGCGATTCTTTCTCGTATACATCCTTGTATTCCGAATACGGCACCCTAATTCTTTGCTCCGTAGGGATAATTGCGCTGGAGTTTGCAGTCCCGCCGCCTCCACCGGCTCTTCCTCCCCCCGCGCCAGTTCCGCCTCTACCGCCCATCACTCTACCTCCTGTTGCTGTTCAGTTACCATGTCCTGCGCCCGCGGAAGCATTGCCTTTGCAGTCGCTTCGTCCTCGCCGTACCATTTCGCGCGGTATTCCCAGTCGTTGAGGATACCGTCAGCGAGGTCGAGCCGGTCGTTGGCCCGCTCCTGCTCTTTCTTCTCGGCATCGTCCAGGATGGAATCGCCCCAGCTGTAATCAGTTCTGTACGTCCCGGCAGGCGCAAGGTTGTAGAGCGTCGCGTATGTATCGAGCGCGTAGAGCAGACTGTCAAACGTATGTTCAAGCGCCGTTTGAATGCTGCCGATCAGCACGTATTTGCGCTGCTTACTGTTGCGTATCTCCGTCGCCGTCTTCTCGATGGTCTGCGGATCGGAAATATCTCCATAAGCCAATCCGACGTTGAACTCGATACGGCGAAGCGTATTCTGGAAACCTCGGTAGATTGCTTCGTCGCGGATCTGCGGCTCGATGTACTGAAAGAATTCGCCGCTAGGGGAGAACGGTCCCAGTTCAAACATACGCTTGTTGAACATATCCGCAGTCGAACTCGTGCCATCCATCAGGACTTTGCGCTCGCTGGAGCGATATTCCCAGCGCAGGCGCTCCCACTGCTCATCGGCCTGCTTGATCAGCTGCACAGTAGCCGCGTCTCCGTAGACGGACATTCCGCAGGGGCTGTTTGCGTCCGTTGTGTTGGCCGCAGGCGGTCGGAAGTACGCGAAGAGCGGCCCGCTCATATTCTGGATCGTGATTTCCGGCTGAATGTCCGCCCATTCTGGGACGGCATTCAGGGGTGCTTCCGCGCCGACCGTGCCGGAGGTGTCGCTGTAATATGCTTTATTGCGGATCGTATAGGTCGTGCCGTCCAGCTCGTGCGATTCGAGGCGGATATAATACTTCCCGCCCACTTTCGCGGGCTTGTCCCGGAAGACGCCTCCGATGCAGCGCCCGGCAGGGTCAAATTTCGTCGGCTGGAACGCCGCCGCGCCGGTCACGTCGACCAGCAGCTGCTCACCGTAGATATACGGCTTAAATGCCACGCCGCCGAGCGCAAGCCCCAGTTC